ACTCAAACATTGTTGTCGAGTACGGCTCTGAGAATCTTCACAACGAGATTGCGCTTACTTCTTCCATAACCGAGACGCAGGCAATCGCTAGGTCGCTAGAATCTATACAAACTTATGGAATCTTTTCCCTAAACCAAACAGGCTTACTTGTCAACAACGACAACGAACTTATTGAAATGTCCAAGTTCTATGCGAACAAATACAAGGAGCCGGAGTATAGGTTCAACTCAATCGACATCCTGCTAGACCAGCGGACGGACGAACAGCAGGCACTTGCATTAGCATTAGAGTTAAACGACGTTGTTGAAATAAAGTTCACGCCGAACGGAATCTCTCCGGCAATTTCTAAGTACGCTGAAGTAATAAGAATTGACCACTCGGTCGACAATGTAAATCATGTCTTATCATTAGGGTTTGCGACACTCGCATTCAGTTTGTTCGTATTAGACGACGCACAGTTTGGTAAGCTAGATAGTGGAAACGCCTTGGCGTTCTAATAAGGAGTAATAATTGCCTAGAAAAGTTTGGACTGCCGGGGATGTTCTCGCAGCAGCGGATGTTAACACCTACCTTGGCGACCAAGTAATTTCAGTCTTTGCAGACGCAGCCGCTAGGGACGCCTCAATAACTTCTCCGCTTCACGGGATGGCTTGCTACTTGCAGGACACTAACGCCTTGGAGCTTTACAACAATTCTGCTTGGGTTGGAGGCGGAGACATAACTTCGGTAGTAGCTGGAACTGCGCTAACAGGTGGCGGCACAGGTGGCGATGTGACTCTAAACGTTGATTTGTCTGCCGTGACTATTCCAGTTTCGCAAGTGACAGGGTTGCAAGACGACTTGGACGCCAAAGGCGACTTACTCGCAAGCTTTGTAACAGACGCAACGACTGCCCGAACACTTACCACAGCAGCAGACGAAGGCAAGACACTTCAATTCACAAGCGGTTCAGCAACCGTGGTCACAGTAAACGCAAGCACAGACTTCACAGTTGGGGCAAGAGTAGACATCATTGCAGACGGCGCAGGTGAGCTAACTGTGGCGGCAAGCGGTGCAACAATCAAGGCGGCAGAAGTTTCAACAACTTCGGGCAGTTTTACAATCGGCGCTCAGTATTCAGCCGTTACGCTTTTGTGCGTAGCCACTGACGAGTACCGACTAATCGGGAATGTGGCGGCAGTCTAGATGAGCTTTATTTTATTGGGGATACTAAACTCACAAGCGGATGGTGGCAGTGCGCTTTATGTTGCTGTCGGTAACAATGGAGAGTTAGCCACCTCAACCGATGGCATCACTTGGACTAGCCGAACATCAGGGTTTGGGGGTGGGACTAGCGGTAGTATCTATGGCGTGATTTACGGCGATGGTCTTTATGTGGCTGTCGGTGAGGGTGGAAAGTTAGCCACCTCAACCGATGGCATCACTTGGACTAGCCGAACATCAGGGTTTGGGACTACTCGTATCTATGGCGTGACTTACGGCGATGGGCTTTATGTTGCTGTCGGTCAAGACGGAACAATGACAACCTCAACCGATGGCATCACTTGGACTAGCCGAACATCAGGTTTTGGGTCTACTAATATCGATGCTGTGACATTCGGAGATGGTCTTTATGTCGCTCTTGCTACCGATTTACTAAGAACCTCAACCGATGGCATCACTTGGACTAGCCGAACATCAGGGTTTGGGACTACTCGTATGCGAGGCTTGGGTTACGGAGATGGGCTGTATTTGGTTGTCGGTGACTCAGGAACAATGACAACCTCAACCGATGGCAGTTCTTGGACTAGCCGAACATCAGGGTTCGGTACTACTCGTATCTTTCACGTGACATTCGGCGATGGGCTTTATGTTGCTGTAGGTGAAGACGGAACAATGACAACCTCAACCGATGGCAGTTCTTGGACAACTCGAACATCAGGGTTTGGAACTACTGTTATCCTTGGAGTGACATTCGGCGATGGTCTTTATATCGCTTTCGGTAGAAGCGGTACCTTAACAACCTCACCCGATGGCATCACTTGGACTAGCCGAACATCAGGGTTTGGGTCTAGGCACATCAACGGCGTGACGGCATAATAACAGAAAGAGAAAATAATGACACGATACCGCTTTGAAATTGACACAGACAACGCCATCAGGATTTGGGATAACGTCACTATTGGCGATGAGGGCGCACCCTTTATGTTCCAACCAGACTGGCCAGATGTAACCCCGTGGGCAGACGCGGCTCAGGCAACCGATTGGGCTGAGGTGTTTATCGCCTCACTCGTAGACCCTCTAAGTGAGTTTGTGGCAGGTAACTCACCTGATACTCACCCAGCTATTAGACCAGAACCAGTAGAGGAAGAAATCTAATGCCAGTAACATCAACAGGCGTAACAGTAGGCACTTCAATAACAGCAGTATCAGGGCCATTCATTTCTAGCAAGGTTGTTTACTTGCAGTCTGGAACCGAAGGCGCTGCAACTTATGTTGGAGGCTCAGACGTATCGGCAAGCACCGGGATACTACTAAGCGAAACTAACAACGCTGTTTTTCAAACAAACGCTGACGACACCTTGTATTGCATCTCTGATACAGGTGGAGCCGTTGTCAAGGTAGTGGAAGTCAAGTAACCATGTCAGACGAATCAACTTCGGTGCGTATTACTAACGCACAAGTTTATGAGAAGTTGATGGAAGTCAACGAGAATCAAATTGAAATGTTCGCAGAGCTACGGGGCTTGAAGTATCTCCCGGAAAAGGTTGCCAACATGGAGACTCGACTATCCAAAGTGGAGCTAATTGCTCGACTTGTCTACGGTGTCTATGGTGCAACACTAGGAGCAGTGGCGGTCGCGTTAGTGAGCCTACTAAGTGGCTAAGCGACTAGCCGATTGGCGCTTGCCCTATGACGCTAAATACATAACCGCTCACTACGGTGAGATGAGTGCTTATCGCAGAGCGCACGGCATGCAAAGTCATTCGGGAACGGACTGGGCAAGGCCACGTGGAACCCGGATTCCGGCAATAGCAAAAGGAACAATCCACCTCATACAATTTTCCAGCGTCTTAGGTTGGGTCGTAGTTCAGACCGCTATGGATAAGCGCGGACGAATTTGGTATCTAGGTTATTGCCATATGGACAACAGGCCCGGCTACGAGGTTGGACAAAAGCTAGTCAAGGGTCAGACTGTAGGACTGCTTGGCTCCGCAGGTCAATCCTCCGGCCCTCACGTACACCTCACAGCCTCTAGGACACTCAAAGGTGTATTCGGTGTCACGGCCGACAAAGTAGACGCTTACAAGCTAATTCTTGCTAATGTAAAGAAGCCCGTAAAAAGACCAGCGCCTTCGGTGGTTGCTCCTGTCGTAGAGGAAAAGGAAATTTGCAAGCCCGTATCCGGTGGGAATAAGCGCGGCAGGTTCTGGCACCTGTTCGGGGGCGGGCGATGAGCGCTATCCGTAAAAACATGGGCAAGCTGGTAGACGGTGCGTTCCTGCTAAAAGACGAGCCTGAATCTAAGGTCGGAGCAAGCTGGAAGTTTAGGCGCAAAATAATCTTTGGTTCTTACAGGTTAGGCTTCGGAATGATTGTCTTCGGCGCTCTGACTTTTCTTGTTGACCAGTGGGGCGTAGGTGTGACACTAATTACAGGTGGCGTATCTCTCATTTCAATCATTACAACGGCGTACACTGTAAGTGCGTCATGGCAAGACGGAAGAAATAACAATCAAGATTGGACTAATGGAGATGTTTAGCAAAAAATTTATCAACAGCGCAGGCGAACGAGCAGTCAAGACTTTTGCTCAGGCAGGGCTTGCTTTTCTTGGAGGCGGAACCGTTGGGTTGTTCTCAGTGGATTGGGTCGGGTTCTTTAGTATTGCAGCAGGCTCAGCCCTGTTGTCACTCCTGACATCCATTGTCACTAAGAAGCAGCTATAACAACTTAATTATTCTGGGCGCTTGTGCCTTATTGCTTTTGCGCAGGCGCTGTCGCTGTCGAGAGTTCATGCCTCCCCAAATACCGTGCGCCTCGTTGTTGACCAGCGCAAACTGCAAGCATAGCTCCCGAACAGGGCAAGCATTACAAAGCTGGATAGCGGGTTGCATTTGTGGGTTCGGTGTTCCACCTTCAGGAAACCAAGCGTCCGGGTCGGTTTGTTGACAGGCCGTTGAGCCGTGTTCGCGTATGCCGTCGGCTAGTGCAGTGAGTGCCTGTTCTGAGTTCATAAGCAAAAGGTAACCACTCTAATAGAGGGTTGTCAAATTGGCTCTAGCTAGCGGTCTTGTGGCGAAGTTGCGCCCCAAATTCCATAGCGTTGATGCGTCTCCATGGCGTACGTAAAACATTCTTCGACCATTGGACACGCCTTACAAATTGCCTTGGCGGTCTTAGTGGCGACAGCCCTAGCCTCCGGTTCGCTTATGTCCTCAGGAAAGAAAACGTTCGGCAGTCTCTGACACTCAGGGTCATTCAAGTCAATAAGTTTCAAGAACTTCATGTAGGGACTTGATAAGTGTCCGTGCTTAACCATAGACTCAGCCTAGTCAACAAAGGAGAGAAATGGAACAACACACACCGGAAGTATTTAACAACGCAAAACTGGTCGGAGTATTCAATCCGGGTAGCGACGAGTGGCATGCAGCTAGGGCTGAAGGTCTAGGCGGCAGTGAGATAGGCGTAGCTATGGGGCTTAGCCCTTGGCAGAGTGCCTATTATTTATGGGCGGTAAAGACGGGTCAAATAGAACCTCGCGCAGTCTGGAATTGGGCCATAAGGTTTGGGCAGAAATTCGAGGAGCCGATTATGGAACTGTTGCAGGAGGAGCATCCCGACTGGGAAATCTACTCCACTGGAACCTACTCC